CTCGAACGCGCGAACCGCAGAGGCGCCCGCTCCGGCGCCCTTCGGCGGCTGGCCTGAAGACCTGAGTGCTGACCTCGCTGCGCGCGAACGCGCGCGCTGAGCCCATCCGCCCTTCCAACTCAACACGAGACCGAAAGAAAAATCACATGCTCAGCAACGCAGAACTCATCAAGAAGGCCGATGCAACGTTCGCGGAACTCCAGTCCGGCGGCGGCGTTCTCCCGGCAGAGAAGGCGCTGTCGTTCTGGGAAACCACGATCTCCGGGAGCGCGCTGCTCAAGCAGATCAAGACCCAGCCGGTGGATGGCCCCGAGTACTCGCAGCCCAAGATCGGCATGGACTCGTGGACCTTCGGCCCTGCGGGCGAGTTCCAGAAGGTCTCCGAGGAGGACCGCGTCAAGGCGACCTACTCGTCGGTCACGCTCACGCCGAAGCGGATCAAGTTCGCGACGAAGCTCAGCTACGAGCAGCTCAAGTTGAACATCGTGAAGGACAACCTCCTTCAGACGATCATCTCGCTCGTCGGCAAGGCCTTCTCTCGCGACCTTGCCGAGTGGGTGCTCATGGCGGACACCGCCACGGTGGGTTCGGACATGAAGTCGCGGTCGATGCGTCTCACCGACGGCGTGCTCAAGCGTGTCACTTCGAACCTCCTCGACGCCTCAGGTGTGCGTCTTCAGAAGTCGGTGCTCGACTCGATGTTCCGCAAGATGCCCAAGCAGTTCCGCGCGCAAGAGGGTCTCGAGGCCATCACCTCGACCATCGCGGCGATGGACTACGTGAGCTCGATCTCCAACCGCCAGACGGGTGCTGGTGACGCTGCGCTCGCCAACATCTCCAACGCCACGGGCGGCGGGATGTACGGCAAGATCAAGTGCAACGGGTACGAGGCGATGCCGGAGACGCTCGGCTCGGGCGACAAGACGAACGTCGTCCTCTGCAATCCGAAGCACATCATGCTCGGGATGGGGCAAGAGGTCATGATCGAGTCTGCCAAGGACATCGAGGCCTCATGCTGGAACATCGTCGGCTCCGCGTGGGTCGACGTGACCATCCTGCACAACGCCGCGATGGTGAAGGCCACGAACGTTCTCGCGACGCCCTGAGGGCTCGTCAGCTCCAACCCGTAGTTCATCTCAGAAGGCGAGCGCTGACTCGCCACCCAGGAGAATCCGATGGCTCTCACGCTCACGCTGGTCAAGTCTCTCAAGTCGGCCGACGCCTTCATGGACGTCGTCTCGTTCCCCGGCGAGGCCAGCTACCCGACCGGTGGATCCGAGATCGACGTCCTCTTCAACGCGCTCATGAACCAGGGGCGAGACATCCTCGCGATCGTCCCGCAGCGCGGCAACGGCTACTCGTTGGAGTACGACGAGGCCACGAGCAAGCTCCTCATGTTCCATGGGGACAACAACAACGCCGCCGCTGGTCCCGCCATCGAGGTGCCCAACGCGACCAACCTCGCAGGCTCGACCTTCAAGGTCTTGGTGATCTCCAAGTGAGCACCATCAAGACCGACTTCGGCGCAGGAGGCGCGGGGCTCACCCCCGCCTCGGGCGACCCCAATCTTGCCGCGGCGCTTCGTGACGCGGCGGATGACATCGAGTTGCTCCGCGCAGCCATCGCTGGCATCTGCGCAAAGCTCGACGCCGACGCCACCGTCACCGACACCAACTACGGCGCGCTCTTCGGGGTGCTTGCCGGCGCAATCAAGACCAAGAAGGGCTGAGCCGAGTCGGCTCGAGTCCAGGCGTTTTCTGCATTCTGGAGGAGTTCATGTCCAAGACGTTTCTCGTGCGAATCAAGCCGGAGCTCGAAGTCGACTCCTACAATGGCTTCACCAAGGCCAGGGGTTGGCAGGGGCCCGTCGACGAGACGACGGCGAACTACCTCAAGACCGTGAAGACCGGTGACCACCAACCGAATCTGCCCCACGTATTCGACGTGGCGACGCACGAAGAGGCGAAGGTGATTCACGAGGCGGAGACGACCGTGGTCTCGGCGCGCATCGGAACACCGACGGCGCCCATCCCGCTCGACGGGGTTCTCGGTGCTCCGGTCTCGCTCGATCCCCCGCCTCCGCCGGCACCCTCCACGGACCCGGTGGACCCCGCTCCGAACAAGGGCGGCAAGGACAAGGGCGGAAAGGCACAGCCGACCGACTGACCGACCACGTTGAGCAACACCCAGGAGGGCGCGGCATTGAGTGCTCGCGCCCTTCGTCGTTGGAGGCCTCATGCATCTCATCCCCAAAGGCACGACGTTCGACGTCTCCGATCCGAAGCTCGTGTTCTACGGGGTGAGCGACGGCTGGCTCGTCGATGTCGCCGAGCTCGGGTTTCAGATCTGGACGGTGGGAACGACGCCCGTCCAGGTCTATCCAGGCTCGGGTCGCCAGCCCGTGGACCTGGTGGACGACCGACTCGGCAAGGGCCGATACGCCGCCACGTGGACGGTCCCTGGCGGCCAGGCGAGCGGGCGCTACGAGATCCGCTGGTTCTACCGTCTGGCTCTCGCCGACGACGAGCTCCGCGCTCGGGAGCGCTTCGAGATCACCTCGGCATTCTTCAGCCAGGGGCCGTTCTTCGCTGGGCCCGCCGACCTTGCGAGCGACGAGTCCGTCACCGGGGTCACCGAGGCGCGGCTTATCCAAGCCATCGGTGTCGCATCGAGAGCGGTCGAGTCCTTCACGCGGAACCTGTTCGAACCGACGTACCGGCAGCTCGCGCTCAGCGGGCGCGGATCGCGACTTCTCAACCTCCCGTGGGCGGTGTCGGCCATCGAGTCCGTGACCGTCGACGACGAGCTGGTGGAAACAACCGACCTGGTGGTCTTCAACCGCCACCTGCAAGGGATGCTCACCGACCGCGGCAACCCGAAGCTGGAGCGCCGGGACGGAAGGTTCCGACAGGGACCGCTGATGGTGAAGGTCCACGGGGTTTTCGGTCACCTCGAGGTCGGAGGCGCACCGTGGGGGGTGCAGCGCGCCATCCTCACGCACGTGGTGAAGCTGCTCGCGCTGCTCGAGACGAGCACCATGGGCAGCGCAGGCCGCGAGGACGTGCGGAACCGGTACCGCGTGATCTCCGAGTCCACGCGTGACCAGGCCTATTCGATGTCGCCACAGGCGGGCAGCGCCACGGGGCTGCCGTACTTCGTCGGAGACCCGGAGATCGACAGCATCATCGTCCAGCTGATGGCCCCGATGCAGGCTGCGGGCGTATGAGAGGCCGGCTCATCAAGCCGCTGCTCGTGGAGATCCACCGGTTCGACTCGGCGCAGACAGCCGCGTCCGGGGGCTACGACGAGGTGTTCCGCAACGTCCGGCAGGAGGATGTCCGGTACAAGGATCCGATCCTGTTGCACGCGCAGGTCGAGCAGCTCAACACCGAGACGCAGAAGCAGACGCCATCGGGCAACGACCCCGACACGCGGTACCAGTTCGTGCTGCACATGAGGGAGCTCGAGGCCATGACGCTCGTCGGAGAGGACGGCAAGCCGTTGCTGCGCGTGAACGACAAGGTCACCGCGATCTACGCGACGTCCGGGGTACTCGAGCAGACCTTCGCTCCGCCCATCTTCGTGACGGAGGTCCAGGCCGGCGGGCTTGGGCTCGGCGGGCGCAAGAACCTCGTGGTGCTCATCTGCTCAAGCCGACCGAAGGGCTCGTCGTGAGCCAGTTCAGCGGCGACTGGAACCGAGCGATGCGGATCCTCCAGGGTGCGCCGAAGGTCCTCCCGCGGGTCGTCAACGAGGTGGTGCTGCAAGAGGCCCACGACCTACGAAAGAAGATGGTCGCGGGTATCGACGGCGGTGGTCCGTCGGGCGCAAAGTTCACGGCCCACAGCCCGCTGACGCTCGTGGTGCGGCGCATGCGTCGCGGCCCCGGCTCGCGCGGCAGCAAGATCATGGTCGCCTCCGCCACGCTGCGGAACTCCATCTCCGTGATCTCGCTTGGTGGAGGCAACGCATTCGTCGGCGTGCTCCGGACGAAGCGCCACCCGAGCGGCAAGTCAGCCGTCGATATCGCGAGGATCCACGAGTACGGCAAGACCTGGTCGATGCCACTCACGGCTCGGATGCGGCGCTTCCTGTTCGCCGCGATCCGCAAGGCTGGCCTGCCACCGCGGCCGCGCGCGAAGGGAGCGGCGGGCGCGTCGAGCATCACCATCCGCATCCCTCCCCGACCCTTCATCGGTCCGGTGATCGCGACGCACGATCCCGCGGCCTTCAAGGCTCGGATGGCCCAGGCGATCGCGGCTGCGGTGAAGGCGCTGTAGGCGCGGCGCGCCGACGATGGGTGAGCCGATCGCGAGGACTACCGTCGTGCTCGCGTGGAGCTCCAGAATCTAGGCTTTGAGACCGGCGTAGCCGGCGCACCTGGCGCCGCTCAGCACTGGTCCATCACCATCAACGCGTCGGTGGAGGAGTACGCCGCGTACAACGGCATCACCTACATCGAGGCGTGGGAGAGCTTCGAGTTCTGGTCCTCGGGCTGGCAGCGGGGGCTCGGCGCGGCAACCGCAGCGATCTACGACGACGGCCTCACTCCCACGCCACCCACACACGAAGCGTTCGATCGCGGCTGGTCCGCGACGCCTTGGTTCACATCGCTCGGAGCGACATCCGCCGCCCAGTACGGCGCTGGGCTCACGACGTACGACGGCTTCGAGACGGAGTGGTCGAACACCGGCTGGCAGCTCGGGATCGGCGCGACGACGGTCGCGAGCTACGACGTGGGAGTCCCGGAGGCGTTCGAAGACTTCAACGAGGAGTGGAACATCTCGGGGTGGCAGCTCGGCATCGGGGCCACGACCGCGGCGAGCTTCGATGGCGCGGCGCCTGAGTCTTTCGAAGACTTCAACGAGGTCATCACCCCGGTGGTCGCGAGCGTTGACGCCGCAACGGGCACCTTCACGGCGGTAGCCCATCCGCTCACCAACGGCATGCTCGTGAAGTTCCGCACGACGGGACGCGCGCCGGGCGGGCTCAATGCGTCGAGCGATTGGTGGGTGGTTGGCACGACCGCGAACACTTTCCAGGTCGCGCGCGAGTCCGGCGGAGCAGCGGTGGTCTTCGACGACCAGGGCGCCGGAGTGCACTCGTGGGTCGCCGATCCGACCCGGTACTGGAACGACCTACTGGACTGAGGGAGAACGCTCATGGCTTCGACGGATTGGACCGAGCTCACAGATTCGATCGCCTCACCGAGCGTGCGCCGCGGCGTGACCGGCGGCATCGTCACCCCGAACGGCGGCGGGACGTTCGCCTACGGCATGCGCTCGACGATCGTCGTGACGGGCGCGGTCGGGCTCTTCACCAACCAGGCGAACTTCGCACCGACCCCCGCCAACAAGGGCGGAGCTGTGCATGGGGCGATCAAGCGCGCGGTGAGCGCGGGAGCGGACGGCTGCACCCCGATGCTCTTCGTCGGCCTGCAGGGCTCTGACGTCCTCGCCCAGGGCTACCTGCTCGGCCTCACCGAAGGCGATCCATTTCGCATCTCGCTGGTGAAGGGGCGGCTCACTGACGGCATCCCGAGTGCCGCGCCCGGTGTGAGTGGCGTGCTCCGACGCTCCAACGCCACGTTCGCGATCGACGCCTGGCTCCACCTTCGGATCGACATGCGCGTGAACCCCAACGGAGACACCGTCCTCACGGTCTACCAGAGCCCGCTGACAAACCCGGTGACGTCTCCCGTCTGGGCGGCAGTCCCTGGGCTTGAGCAGTTC